TTCGGCGCACTAAGTTCGGATCGGACTCCATCACTACTAATTGAAATATGCGACCCTGCGCGTTCAAGATTCCCATCAATTATCGAATCAATCTTGATTTCACGCAGGGTAGTTTTGATGACAGGAAAATCATCCAAACTAGTAGCACACTTAATCGCAGCAATGCGTTCTTCAACTTCTAATCGACTGAACTGAAGTTCAGCACAGACAGAGTCAAGGATGGCCTCAGGGTGTTCTTGAGGCCACGCAAAACTTAACTTAAACTCTTCCTCATGCGTCATATTCTTTGCTTCAATTGGGCACAATTCCAATATACGCCGGCAATAATCAGAGATTATTGGGGTCATTGAGTCTGTGGCCAAGTATCCCACTGCTTTATTCACTGCCGCCTGCTCACGTGTTACATTGGTATTGGATGTGATGTGTAACTTTGCAAGTGTTCGCATTACATCCTGATGGCTATCAACCATTACTGATGGGTCCAAAAATTTTCTTCCGCAGAAGTTTACCGGACCAGCCGGCTTCACTTCAACCTTGACACTGAGGCCAAGGTCAGAACAAGTTCGACCCATGTAATGATCAATACCATCGATGTAACCAATCACCCCGTCATCACCACACACAATACCAAGCATTCTAAAAGCCTTATTAGGGCTATATCCCATTTCACGTAGTGTGCAGAAGTAAATAAAAGCATTTATCATCGTGTTACCGTCTGTAGTGGTAGGACTACCACTACGTGTCCCAAAACCAGGTTTGTACGCCAGACCACTTGAAGTGGACGCTTTATTCTTGAACATTTCTGTCCACCAGCGTTGGAAAATTGGTCGTTGTGCATCTACCAACCAGCGCTTATACGCCGCTAAAACGATTCGCGTCTGAAGCCATTCACTAATCGACCCATCAAATCTACTGAAATCAGTGGACAATGTGCCATTAGTGCTGATCAAACCAAGCCGATTAACTATTTCCATTGGGTTCATTCCTGGTGCGTAAAAATCAAACTTCTTCAAAACGGCTTCTTTGAAGGAATATGTAAACGTTGAGACTAACGTTGTACATTCTGGATCCATCTGAGTAATATTTCGCGGCTCATTAGGGTTACTATAAGCCTCAACCTTCATAAATGACTTGAGTTTACAAGTCACGAAATCAGACATAGATGTTAAACACTGCGCATATCTATTCTTCTGAGCTGGCTTATTTTGTTTAGCAGTAACCTCATCGATGGTCCAGGCTATGCCGCGACCTGGTGTTGGAACAAGTCTTTTAATGAACTCGGTCGCAAAGTTGTTATAGCGACCTGGTGGTTCTTTCCTATTTGCGGGCCGATTAATTCTACCATCAACGGTAGATTGGTCCGAATTCTCTCCGCGTGTTGGAACTAGCGCTGGCTCACTAACCAGCGGCGTAGTAATAATCCTCCCGACTTCTTTTGCTTCAGCATGTATAGGCCCAACAGCCGGTGTAAATGACAGGGGTATCATGCCGGTTGGCGTAACAGCAAAGTGATTCTCTTGCAGATTCAACACCTTATATAGTATTGGGGCTACAAGGTCGGCATCTTTGATATTAGCTACAGTCAGATTGCGAGCAATCTGCCCAACGTCTTTAGCAGTAGCTTCTTCAAAGCGATTCTTCAATGAAGAAAACACTTTGCCAGGGAGCGTAACAGATTGCTTGCAGCCTGGAAAAGCCACTGAAACAGTGTCATTAACAGGATCAACAATCAAGCCATTAAACTTCCATCTTTTTAAAGGATGTTGAGTTACCTGGAGAAGTTG